ACTAATCACCCAATGCCGCAACAACGTACAGAGTTGACTGTTGTGCTCGTAGGTAGCTTACTCGCTACGAGCCTCGTTATTGCGAAGAGGAATGGAACTCGTTCTTTGTTTTCATTTCTATGCGAAAGGCTATCTCATCGTCCGACAGTTGAGTCTGATTTGATGAGAGATGCCTTTGTCGCTGAAAGTCTCGACACGATGAAAAGCGTCGTCGAGCACACGCACGGCGATGCCGCTGCCCTCCGGTCTGGCGCCACAACCTTTGCCTGTTCTTTGGCTAGGTATTGTGGTAGCCGACTTTACATCATACAGATGTCAAAGTCAGACCAACGCAAGGACCTTTCTGGTTCTCGGCAGTGGCATTGGGCCAAGGATGTCAATGCAGACAACCGGCTAGATCAACCAAGGGATGACGACATTCGTTACCTTTGTGATGTAGACTATTATGTCGATATGCCATGTCTGCTGGCGGACGAAGCCAAGCCTTTACTGCTATACACGGTAGCCCCTGAAAACGCAGTGTCTGTCGGAGAAGACGACACTAGCTTTCACTTCTTAGAGGATGGCTCACTCGAATCATTTGTCGCGGGAGGTGGTCACTACAACCACCATCTCTGGGACTATGGAGCTGACAGTTTCCTCGCGGTGAAACGTTTTATGGGAATACCGATAAAAGCAGTGTCGTATGCGGTCGAACGCAAGCAAGTGGGAACCCACAGGCAATGCGTTTTGATAACCCCAATCAGAGTCTTCGGACCCTTCAGTGCTTATGCTGCAACCAAGCTCTTGGACGCGAAACCACTACGAAGGCTTAACCCTATCGTTGTAACAACGACTGGGGAGAAATTCGTTAGGTTCAATGTCATGGGGCCTGGTGGAAAATTAATGGTGACGACATCTCGTCCCGGAACATGGCTCTCAGCCACTGTCCCCGTTGAGATAGATGCTGCCATAGCTACCGCTGCACGATTGGGCACAACCAATCTGATGTTACCCACGACCGCATCATGGTGTGATGACAGAACTGCTTCGGCCGTTCTGACGGAATACCATCGCTTGACTGCACCCCGCGTTTTGCATACGATATTTCCAGTATCTAAAGGAGTTCGAAACTACCAATACAAACCAAAAGAATACACTCCTGAAGCAAAACCCAAACTCCAAGCGTTCATGTCGCCCCTAGTACACGGTGCTTTTGCCCCTGACAACATCCGTTCGACGGAGGAAGCAAGCATCCAGGGAAGGGTCAAGAAATATCAAAACCGTAAAGAACCCCCCAGAGATCCTTTTGTACTACGGTGCATCGATGAGTTTGCCGAACTCATCGTTGGCAGTGCAATCCTTGAGCCGTTTGACTTTGAAACCATCGAAGCCAAACAGCAGACTCCTACCCAGAGGCTAACTTTCAGACGGGCCACTGTAGCTGGAAACATTCGCAAACGTGTTCTGAAATGTTTCGGTAAGGCTGAAGCCTATCCAGACGTTAAGGATCAACGCAACATTTCCACCTACAATGACTTGGACAAGTTGGAAATGTCAAGTTTCACCTTAGCACTTTCCGACTATCTGAAAAGGTTTCCCTGGTATGGCCCGGGCATGACGCCCCGTGAAATTTCCGCACGCCTTGTTGAGATGCTCCTTCGAGCGAAATTTGCGAATGTCTCAGACTATGAAAGGATGGACGGAACGATCACGGAGCTGTTACGCCTGGTTGAGAGAGCGGTTCTGATGAAGGCCTTTAAGAACCATCGGAGTCAATTGAATGAGTTGCTGAAAAACAATGTTAACAACTTCGGAATCTTGCCACACGGTACAACATTCAATCAAGGACAAACCCACGGGTCAGGGTGCCCGGGAACAAGTGTGTTCCAAAGCCTCCGCGCAGCATTCACTACGTATCTCGCCTTTAGACATACCCGCAAACCCAATGGAGAGTATTACTCGCCGCAAGAAGCGTTCGCTGCCATCGGAATCCACCTTGGTGACGATGGTGTTGATGCCGACCTTCCCGCAGAGTCCCACTTGTGGGCCGCAAAGAAGGTTGGCCTCATCCTTGAGGTGTCCATTGTGGAGAGAGGGCAACGAGGAGTCAATTTTCTGGCACGCTACTATTCAGAGGATATCTGGACAGGTAATCCTAACAGTATGTGCGATGTCAAACGACAACTCGCTAAACTCCACACGACTGTTCGCCTACCAAATGGCGTCACGCCTGAACAAAAACTCGTGGAGAAGGCAATGTCATTTGTGGCAACAGATGGCAACACGCCTGTCATCGGCGAATACTGTAAGCGAGTGCTATTGTTGTCTGACTTCAGACCCAAACGTCTTCTTGGAATCGGTAATTACTGGTCCAGATTCGAAGAATCTGCCCAGTACCCAAATCGGAATGATGGAGGATGGATGGATCAGGAGTTTTCAACACTCTTTGAGGAATTCGACCGAAGTATATTCGACGAGTGGATGGCTTCCGCCAACACGATCGAGAAGTTGCTTCGGCCTCCTCTATGTGCTGAACCCAGACCCGCCACACCTGGAATCAATCCGGTCGTGGTTGACGAGGATATCCTCCCGGCTAAAGTCGTTGAAGAACAAGCCCAGCCTTCCAACGTAAACCTACCAAAACCTGAAACGACAAAGCCCCGCGCAGAGAAACCCCCCCGCTGTAAAAGTCTTAAATCCCAGCGGAAGACGAGGACCAACTGGACCCCTCGTGGGCGGACACTTGTCCGTCGGACCAAGGCATCTGAGTGTTAATCGGATCACCTAGTTCAAAACCCACGATAATGCTACTTTCGTGG